ACTGGCTGGAGGGTGTGCAGGCCGAAGCAGCGGAGGAACAGAAGTTCGCTGACCTGGATCGGAAGATCCACGAGGACATCGCCAAGGACATCGAGAAGAACCAGAAGAAGCGGCTCCAAGGCGAGATGAAGATCCTGGACCAGATCACCAGCGGGTGGGACGCCAGTATCCAGAAGATGCTCCATGGCCAGATGAGCCTAAAGGATGGCGTCGAAGGCGCTATGAGACAGATGGAGAGCATGGTTGAAAAGTCCATCATCAACATGGGCCTGCAGTGGCTGAAGTACTTCGTGCTGCAGCAGATCGAGGGTGACAAGGCCCACATGACCCAGGTCATGACCAACGCCAAGAGTGCCGCTGCGAGCGCATGGAACGCCACGGTGGGCATCCCGTTCATCGGCCCCGTGCTTGCGCCCATCGCCGCCGCTGCATCCTTCACCGGCGTCATGGCCTTTGCCGAGGGTGGCTGGGACCGGGTTCCATCGGACCAGGTGGCGATGATCCACAAGAACGAGATGGTGCTCCCGGCGAATATCGCCAACCCGCTACGAGAAAGCCTCGCCTCTGGTGGCGGTTTTGGTGGCGGGAACCACCTCCACATTCACGCCATGGACAGCCAGAGCTTCACCCAGGCGCTGAAGAACAACACCGGCGGTCTGATGGAAGTCCTGGGCGGCGTCATGCGCAACGGACGGCGGTCATGACCGCCGTCTTCCCATCCTCCCTGCTCGGCATCGGCATTGCCGTGAAGCGGACCCCGGTCTGGTCCACGCTGGTCCAGACCAGTATCAGCGGGAAGGAGACTCGGGCGGCGTTTCAAGCCATTCCGCGCTGGAAATACTCGATCCCCATCAACTTCGCGCGGGTGCTGGGGTTCAGTGCGCAGACAGTCACGAACGAGATGGCCACGATCCTCTCGGCCTTCATGGTGGCGATGGGGCAGCTCAACTACTTCGACTACACGGACCCCTACAGCAACACGGCCCTGCTCACCCCATTTGGCACCGGCACGGGCCTCGCAGGCCAGACCAACCAGCTGCTCGACATTGAGGGCTATCCCATCTACGACCTGAACGGGACGCCCAGCCTCTATGTGAATGGCGTGCTGAAGACCGTGACCACGGACTACACCATCAGCAACGGTCTCGTCACCTGGGTCACGAACCCCGGAAACGCCCTGCCCCTCACCTGGTCGGGTGGCTACTACCGTCGCTGCCGCTTCGACATGGACGAGTTCGAACTCGAGCAGATCGTCAACCTGTGCTGGGGCAACGGCACTTTGAAACTGATCAGCCTCAAATGAGAGCCGCGTCTGGATCTCTCATCTCAGCGCTGGCCAACAACGCCGTGTTCCTTGTGGCGAATTGCTACACGATCACGCTGGCGGCGGCCATGGGGGGCACGGTCTACCGCTGGACCAGCTGCGACCAGAACGTCACAGTCGGCGGGCGGACCTTCACGAGTGCATCGGACCAGTCCACCTCCCAGCCCGGCATTAAGCGCGGCCCGATCCGACACGCCCGCGGCAAAGAAGTCCAGACCTGCGAGATCACCCTGACCTCTGGCCAGACGGTCCTGCTCGGTGGTGTGAGCCTGCCGCTGTTCGCGCACAACGGCGGGTTCGACGGTGCGCAGGTCCTGGTTGAGTGGGTGCCGATGGGTCCGGGCGGATGGGGCGACACGAGCCTCGGGTCCGTGGTGCTGTTCCAGGGTAACGTGGCCGGCGTGAATCCCACCACGACGACCGTGGTCTTGGAGGTCAAGGACTTCAAGGAGTTGCTGATCAACCAGATGCCCCGCACGGTGTTCCAGAGCAGCTGCTCAAACGCCTTCGGGGACGCGAACTGCGGGGAGTCCCTGGCGGGGCTTACGGTCTCCAGCTCGATCACCAGCGGGGCATCCACGACTGGCTTCACTGCAAGCGGCCTGGGGCAGGCCACGGGCTACTTCAACCTCGGCACCCTGACCATGACCTCCGGCGCGGCCTCTGGCGCCACCCGGGCCATCTCCACCTTCACCAGTGGCGGGACCATCGTCCTGGTGACGCCGCTGCCTGCCGCGCCTTCGAACGGGGACACCTTCACCATCACGCCCGGCTGCGATAAGCAGTGGACCACCTGCAACACGAAGTACAGCAACCCGACCCGGTACCGGGGCTGCCCGTGGGTGCCCCCACCCGAAACGACGGTGACGGGATGATCGCGGACACCATGCTGGCCGCCCAGGCTCAGATCGTCCACCTGCCCCTCGAGGAGCAGCAGCAGCGCCTGGCCGTGGTCCAGGAGGCCCTGACCTGGCTTCCCACCCCCTATCTCCATCAGGGCCGCGTGCGGGGCGCCGGCGTGGACTGCGGGCAGTTCCTGGCGGCTGTCTTCGAGGACACCGGGGTGATCCAGCCCACCAAGATCGAGGACTACCCCCACGACTGGCATTTGCACCGCTCGGAAGAGCGGTACCTAGAGATCGTGGAGCGCGTGGCCCACAAGGTGGACCGGGCGCCGCTGCCTGGGGACATCATCCTCTACCGCTTCGACAAGGCTATGAGTCACGGTGCCATCGTCACCAAATGGCCGGAGCTCATCCACGCCTACATTCGGCTCGGAGTCATCCTCGACGACGCCGAGCGCAACCACGTGCTGCGGGGCGCCCAGCAGGGCGTCTGGTCTTTGAATGTGTGGGGTGCCTGATGGGCGGCCGGCACAACCAGTCCCAGGTGGACCAGCAGATCGCGGGCATTCAGATCCAGACGAGCATCTACGGGTCCTGCCTGCCTCTGGTCTATGGCACCACCCGAATCAGCGGGAACGTGATCTTCGCTCCCCCCAGCGGATTCATCGCCACGCCGCACACCACGACCCAGAGTAGCGGCAAGGGCGGCGCGGGCAGTCAGTCCAGCACCACCTACACCTACAGCGCCTTCCTGATCGTGGCCCTGTGTGAGGGCCCCATCTCCAGCATCAATCAGGTCTGGAGCGCCGGGGCACTGGGCAGCCTGTCGGGGTTCGGGTTCACATTCACGGCCACCGGCACGCGCCCACAGACGCCCTGGGCCACGTTGACGAGCAACTACCCCAGCCAGGCCGCCCCCTACAGTGGCTTTGCCTACGTGGCTAGCGCGTCGCTGCCCCTGGACAACAGCGCCAGCATTCCGAACTTCGGCTTCGAGGTGATCGCTTTCCTGGCGACGGCCCAGGACCCCCTAGCCACGGCGGCCTATGATGCGATCCCATCGGACATCATCACGGACTTCCTGACCGACCCGAACCACGGCGCGGGCTGGCTCACTAGCCAGATCGACGTGGCCGGGATGACCACCGGAGCGGCTTCCTACAAGACCTATTGCCAGGCCTGTGGGTTCGTTCTATCGCCTTCATTCGACACCCAGAAGAACGCCGGGGACCACCTGCAGGACATCCTGGACGCGACGAACTCCGAGATCATCAGCCACAGCACGGCGACGGGGATGGTGCTCCAGGTGCTGCCCTATGGGGACGTGCCCATCACGGCCAACGGGGCGACCTACACGCCGAACACCACACCCATCTACAACCTGGGCTACGACGACTTCATCACCAATGGGGCGAAGGATCCGGTCAAGATCACCCGCGACAGCACCCAGGACATCTTCAACTGCGTCCCCGTGGAGTACCTGGACCGGCTCCTGGCCTATAACGTGAACGTGATGCAGATGCCGGACCCGGTATCCGTCGCGCTGATCGGCCAGAAGAACGACACGGCGAAGTCCCTGCACTGCATCTGCCGGGCCGCCGTGGCATCCAATATCAGCCTGATTTTGAGCCAGAAGAACGTCTACATCCGGAATGGCTACGCCTTCAACCTCGGGCTCAAGTACATGCTCCTAGAGGCCATGGACCTCACAAACATCTCGGATCCCATCATCGGCTTCGTCAACAAGACCGTCCGCATAGTCTCGGTAGACATCCCCGGAGAGGACAACGAAACAGAGGGGATGACCTTCACCTGCGAGGAGTGGCCCTTCGGCGTGGCCAGCGCCGCGCTCTACACCGCGCAGACCCCCGCGGGCACGTCGCCCAATGTCAACGTGGACCCGGGCGCCTGCGCTGCCCCGCTGATCTTCACGTCGCCGGCCTTGTTCTCGGCGAGCGGCGGACCCGAGGCCTGCGTCCTTACGACAGGTGGTGCGAACTGGGGGACGGGGGACGTGTACGCCAGCGCCTCCGGAAGCAGCTACGGCAAGGTCGGAACTATCACCGCGCCGGGTCGCTACGGCACCCTCACAGCCTCGTTGGCTACTTGGGCGGGCGGTATGACCCAGGACAACACGAACACGCTCTCGGTGGTCCTGCCAAATGGTGGAACGCTCTCTAGCATCGATCTGGCTAGCGCCCAGAACGGGCTGAACCTGCTCTGGGTGGACGGAGAGATGATCAGTTACCAGACGGCCACCCTGACGAGCGCGAACCACTACAACCTGACCGGGCTTTTCCGGGGCCTCTACGGGACCACGATCAGCTCGCACAGTTCGGGCGCGTCCTGGGGGCGGTGCGATTCGGCCATGTTCCGCTACGAGCTGCAGCCGGGCCAGGTGGGCGTCCTGTCCTACCTGAAGATCCTCAGCTTCAACCTCTGGGGCGGCGGCGGCCGCGTGCTGTCGAGCGAGACGCCGTACTCGTTCACGCCGGCTGCTTTGACGCTCCCGGTCCCCTACAACGTAACCATTTCGATCACCACATAGGGGGAACTCATGCGATTTCTTGACCCCGGTGATGGGATTAATAATAACGGCGGAAGTCCGACAACGATTATTCGAAACCATATTACCGTCTCCTGGCTGTGGCCGTCGAACTGCGCCAACCCAGCCTATTTCGAGGTGGTTTGTTACACGGGTGCAGATGCGAGCGCGACATCCAGCTACCTGTTCGCACCGATACAGGTACACGGAATGGATCGGACTCTGGTCACACCGATATCCCCAGGCACATCCATGACTGGCATTAACGCTTCTGTGAGGGCTTTCTATGCCTAACACCGTAGGCCCATGGGGCAGCTCCTCATCTGGTGTAAACACTATCCCGGGCACACCTACGCCTTTGGCAACCGTGACATCTGCTACCTGGGGCGGTATCGGCGGCAGCATCACGTCGCAGGCCGATCTGCAAACCGCTCTCGCTGCGAAGGCATCGCTGAGCGGCGCGACGTTCACTGGCACCGTGCAGAGCACTGGTGGGCTGTGGAGTGTGACCGCCGCTG